CTGATGCGGTTCCGTCAGGGTGGTTTTATACGTTTACCGACCGATGAGCCTGAAGATATTCGGTTTTTCAAACAACGTCGGGGTGGATATTACTAAGGACTTATTATGGCTATTGAAAAAGCACTGTACCAAGCCCCAGAAGGCGAGATTGAAGTTGTAGAAGCCGAAGGTGAGTTGACTCCCGGTCAGGAAATTGAACTGACAGAAGGTGTTGAGATTGAAGTTGGAGAAGACGGCTCCGTTGAGATCTCCATCGGTGGGGCTAAAGAGATGGAAGAAGGGGTTGGGTTTGATGCCAACTTAGCAGAGTACATCGATGACGACATCCTTACCTCATTAGCGTCTGAACTGGTGGATACCGTGGATGCTGACATTGCATCCCGTAAAGACTGGGCCGAGACCTACGTCAAAGGTCTGGAAGTTTTAGGCTTTAAATACGAAGAACGTATGGAGCCATGGGAAGACGCATGTGGGGTCTACTCCACCGTGCTGGCTGAAGCGGCAATCCGCTTCCAAGCCGAGACGATGAGTGAGACGTTCCCTGCTGTTGGTCCTGTCAAGACAAAGATCATTGGTGAAGTTGATCGTGAGAAAGAAGATGCCGCTCTTCGTGTTAAGAACGACATGAACTACGAGTTAACGGAAGTGATGGTTGAGTACCGCAGTGAGCATGAGAGGATGCTCTACTCGTTAGGTTTGGCAGGTAGTGCGTTTAAGAAAGTTTACTTCGATCCTAATATAGGTAGGCAGACATCAATCTACATACCTGCTGAAGACGTTATTGTTCCTTACGGTGCCTCTCACATCCAGTCCGCAGAACGGGTTACGCATGTTATGCGTAAAACTAAAAATGAGATTAAGAAGTTACAGGCAAGCGATTTCTACTGTGACTGTGATCTAGGTGATCCCGTGCCTTTCCACAACGATGTGGAGAAGAAAAAAGCAGAAGAAGGTGGGTATGAGGTTACCGACGATGATCGGTTTACTCTGTTTGAAATCCATGCGGATCTTATTATTGAAGGTCTTGATCAAGAGGAAGGCGATGATGATATTCAAATCGCAAAGCCCTACGTCGTTACTATCGAGCGAGGAACTCAACGAGTTCTGGCAGTACGGCGCAATTGGAATCCCGATGACGAGCTTATGCTCAAGCGCAATCACTTTGTACACTACGTTTATGTTCCCGGTTTTGGTTTCTATGGCTTGGGCCTCATCCATATTATTGGCGGCTACGCACGTGCAGGTACTTCTCTCATCCGACAACTCGTTGATGCGGGTACCTTAGCCAACCTGCCCGGGGGTCTAAAAGCCCGTGGGCTTCGGATCAAAGGCGACGACACACCCATTGCCCCGGGTGAGTTTAGGGACGTGGACATCCCATCGGGTGCTATTAAAGACAACATCATGACGCTTCCTTATAAGGAGCCGTCACAAACATTGCTTGCTCTGCTTAACCAGATCACGCAAGAAGGCCGTCGTCTGGGGGCGATCAGCGACATGAACATCTCTGACATGAGTGCGCAAGCACCTGTCGGCACAACACTGGCTTTGCTTGAGCGTGTACTTAAACCCATGGCGGCAGTTCAGGCCCGGGTTCACTATGCGATGAAGCTTGAGTTCAAGTTGCTTAAAGAGATCATCGCTGAGTACGCACCTGTTGAGTACGAGTACACCCCGCATCGTGGAGAACCACGGGCACGCCAGCGAGATTATGCGTTGGTTGAGGTGATTCCTGTAAGCGACCCCAATGCCAGCACCATGGCTCAGAAGGTTGTGCAGTATCAGGCGGTGTTGCAGATGGCGCAGATGGCTCCTCAGATTTATGACCTGCCACAGTTGCACCGTCAGATGATCGAGGTCTTGGGTATTAAGAATGCAGACAAGCTTGTCCCGACTGCCGAGGATGCCAAGCCGACCGATCCGGTTAGCGAGAACATGAACGCACTGATTGGCAAACCGATCAAGGCATTCATCTACCAAGATCATCAGGCACACATTGCCACACACATGAGCTTTATGCAGGATCCGATGATTGCGGCATCCATCGGTCAAAACCCACAGGCTCAGCAGATCATGGCCTCCTTACAGGCGCACTTGGCAGAACACTTGGGCTTCCAGTACCGCCAGCAGATGGAGGAGCGGCTTGGCGTCGAGCTACCCGCACCCAACGAGGAGATGCCAGAAGAGGTCGAGGTGCAGTTGTCCCGTCTCGTGGCAGATGCTGGCAAACAGCTTACTCAGGCGCACCAGCAACAAGCCGCCCAGCAACAGGCACAACAGCAAGCGGCAGATCCTCTCTTCCAGCTTCAACAGGCTGAGGTCCAGATCAAGCAACAAGAAGTTCAGCGTAAAGCGGCTAAAGATCAGGTGGACGCACAGCTTGAGGCACAGAAGTTGATGTTGGAGAAAGAAAAAGTCCAGATTGAGGCAACTAAAGAAGCCGCTCGACTAAAAACCCAAGACCGTCAGGCTCAGGCTAAGACGCAATTGGATGCACTAAAAACACTTGCAACACCCAAAAAACCACCCACTAGGGGTCGCTAAATATGGCTAAAACCGTCTTTGACGTGCTTGTTGATAAACATGAGGAGGACATCTCCTCTGCGACAGAATTTCTTGTAACTGGCAAGGCCGACAGCTTTGAGAAGTACAGGGAATTGGTAGGTCGGATCCAAGGTCTCCGACTTGCTATTCAAACCACTAAAGACCTTTCGCGTAATTTTATGGAAGAAGAAGACAATGAGTGATGAAGTTCAAGTCTCTGACGAAGAGTTAGAAGCGCAACTGCCTAAACCCGTCGGTTACCGACTGCTTGTGGCATTACCCAAGATTGAAGAAACCTTTGAAAGCGGGATTGTTAAAGCTGACAAGACACTTTACGAAGAGAAGATCCTCTCTATCGTGGGTGCGGTTTTGGATATGGGAGAACAAGCGTATGCCGACAAAGACCGATTTCCGACTGGCCCTTGGTGCAAAGTAGGAGATTTCGTGCTATTCCGTGCCAATACAGGCACTCGGTTTAGAGTTAATGGCGTCGAATATCGTTTGATGAATGACGATAGCATCGAGGCTGTAGTTGCGGATCCCCGTGGTGTAACCCGTGCGTAAGGAGTAACAAATGGCTGAAATGGAAAAAACGGAGTTTGAATTTCCTGACGAGGTGGAAGAAAAAGCCCCCAAAGAGGAGATTCAGACCGAAGTTAATGAGTCCCCAGATGTTGAAGTGGTCACAGATGACGCTGACGTAGAAGTTGTTGACGACACGCCACCTAAAGATCGTGGGCATCGTCCGATGAAGGAGCCTCCTACAGAGGTCACTGAGGAAGAACTTAGTGAATATTCTGAAAAGGTTCGTAAGCGGATACAACATTTTAGCAAGGGATACCACGAAGAGCGTCGAGCAAAAGAGTCTGCGCTTCGTGAGAAACTTGAACTTGAGCGGATCACCCAGCACTTAGCTGAAGAAAACCGCAAGCTAAAAGAAAACGTCAACAAAAACCAAACGGCTCTGATTGAGCAAGCCAAGAAGTCCGTGCAGGTTGAGTTGGAGCAAGCCAAACGTGCTTATAAAGAGGCGTACGACGCCGGTGATGCAGATGCCATTATTGCGGCGCAAGAAGCATTGACCGGGGCAAAGTTAAAATCCGACAGGATTGCTAACTTTAAAGTACCCCCTTTACAAGAAGAATCAAATGATGTACAAATTAAACAACCCGCCCCTGCACCAGATCCAAAAGTCACGGAATGGGCGAAAGCTAATCCGTGGTTTGGGCCTGATGATGAGATGACAAGTTATGCGCTGGGGTTGCACAACAGACTTGTCAAAGAGAACATCGATCCGACATCGGATCGTTACTACGAGATCATTGATGCTCGTATGCGTGAATTGTTCCCAGACCGATTTTCGGACGAGGATACAGAACCAGCGGTAAGACCCCGCCCTAAGGCGAGCGTAGTGGCACCTGCTACACGAAGTGTTGCTCCTAGGAAGATAAAGCTTACGGACACACAAGTGAAGTACGCCAAGAAGTACAACATACCGCTACAAGAGTACGCCCGTGAGGTTGCTAAAGTTCAAATGAAAAGGGATTAATCATGGCTGAAAACAGACTTAATCGAGATTCAAATACTCGTGAAAAAACGGAGCGCAAGCGTTCGTGGAGACCCCCCGAGTTGCTTCCCACTCCTAAGCCAGAGGAAGGTTATACCTACCACTGGGTGCGAGTCGCTATTCGAGGGCAAGCTGATCCCATGAATATCTCTTCCAAACTCCGAGAAGGTTGGGAACCTGTCAAGGCTTCTGATCACCCTGAAATCTTCCTCACCAATGTTGAAGATGAAAGGTTTAAAGATAACGTCGTTATCGGTGGTCTGATGCTTTGTAAAGCCCCCGAGGAATTAGTCGAAGATCGTAATGCTCACTACAATGAGCAGTCCGATGCCCAGATTAAATCCGTCGATAATAATTTCATGCGTGAAAGCGATCCTAGAATGCCTCTCTTTGCGGAGAAGAAGACAAAGGTCACTTTCGGTAACGGTAAACCAGTTTAATTTGGAGAACTCTAATGGCTTCTACATCCAGCCCTTACGGCCTGAAGCCGGTCAATTTGATCGGTGGACAGGCTTTTAATGGTGGTGTCATCCGTGAGTTCAAGCTCTCGACTAATAATTCGGGTGCTTTCTACACGGGCGATGTCATCCAACTTTCTTCTGCGGGTAACCCCCAAGCACTTAGCGCAACAATCACCACTGGCACCACTGTTGGTGTGGTTGGTGTTTGCGTTGGCGTGCGTTATGTGGACCCCAGCCTGAAGTATTCGGTTTATGCTCAGTATCTTCCCGCTGACGCTGTTACGGGCGGCTACACTGATGTGTATATCCGAGTTTGTGACGATCCTGACCAGCTTTATCAAATCCAAGGTTCTGCCGCATTTGGCTCCCTGACTAATAGTGCCGCTGGTGCTGTTGGTAAGAACGCCGCTTTGGGCAACTTTGGCGGTAATGCAACCACGGGTCTTTCTACTATTAACCTCGTTGTCGGCGCAGATGGCGGTTCGCTGGCTAATACGGCTACGCTTGCTATGCGTATCGTTGATGTCGTTGCTGAGAGCGCATTGGATAGCTATCCTGATTTGATCGTTAAGTTCAATCAAGGTGCGCATTCCTATGACGGTGCCACTGGCGTTTAAGGAGCAAATTAAATGGCTATTTCACGTTCCCAACTACTTAAAGAACTCCTGCCGGGACTAAATGCCCTCTTTGGCATGGAGTACAAGCGTTACGGCGAAGAGCATAAAGAAATTTATGAAACTGAGTCGTCCGACCGTTCCTTTGAAGAGGAAACCAAGCTTTCTGGCTTTGGTGCCGCTCCTGTTAAATCAGAAGGTGCCGCCATTTCTTATGACAATGCGCAAGAAGCTTGGACCGCTCGTTACACTCACGAGACCATTGCAATGGGTTTCTCGATCACCGAAGAAGCCATGGAGGACAACCTCTATGACAGCCTGTCGGCTCGATACACCAAAGCTCTGGCCCGTGCTATGGCTTACACCAAGCAGGTAAAAGCGGCTTACATCCTTAACAAGGGCTTCACGGGTACGGGTAACCCCACCTATGGCGACGGTCAAGTTCTGTTCTCGACTACTCACCCATTGGTTTCGGGTGGTACCAACTCCAACCGTCCTACGACCGGTGCTGATCTTAACGAGACTTCTCTTGAAGCCGCCGTTATTCAGATCGCTGGTTGGACCGACGAGCGTGGTCTGTTGATCGCCGCCAAGCCCCGTAAGTTGATCGTGCCTCCCGCACTCCAGTTCGTTGCAACTCGTCTCCTTGAGACCGAACTGCGTGTTGCCACGGCTGACAACGACTTGAACGCTCTTAAGAGTAACGGGTCGATTCCTGAGGGTTACACCGTAAATCACTATCTGACGGACACCAATGCTTGGTTCCTGACGACGGATGTGCCCAACGGTCTTAAGCACTTTGTTCGTATGGCAATGAACACCTCCATGGATGGTGACTTTGACACGGGCAACGTTCGCTACAAGGCTCGTGAGCGTTACAGCTTCGGTGTTTCAGATCCTCTGGGAATCTACGGATCACCCGGCGCAAGCTAAGTAGGATGAAGATTGGGGGCCTTGCGCCCCCTTTCTTTTTGCTGTATTTTGTAGTTATTCGCCTAGGATTTTTACTCATATCGACTGACCTAGCAGACTTTGTAGAGACGATATGAGAATGTGCTACAACACGAAAGGAGCCTAAAATGGCCTCAACGACCTTCTCCGGTCCAGTTACTTCCACTAACGGTTTTATTGGCGACGTAACAGGTTCTGTTACCGGTGCTGTTTATAGCAACTACACAATCACCCCCGGTCAAACAGGTTTAGCTGCCGCATTAGGTGCCGTCGGTAATGCCTTGAATACCTCCGGTAAAGTAATTGGTAGAACTCTTGTTGATCTTGATGATGGGTTAATTTACGTTGCTACAGGAACT